GGCCGATCGGCAAGCAGTCGATCAAGCTCGGGTCGCGCCGCGTGAAGGCTCGCCGGTACATGGCGCAGGGCTTGAAAAACGGCATGGCAAAGATCCCCGAAGCGTTTCGGGACGCGATCACCGGCCCCTGACCCGCCACACCCCCTCCGGGCTTGCCGCCTCGCCGCCGACGATAGAGCCACACCCCCAGCGGAGGCTCTCGCATGGCCGGCGAAACCATCGTCCTCGGCAAGAACGTCACGTACACGGGCATCAGCAACGTGAGCGACGGGTCGATCACGACCACGTTTACCGAGATCGACAAGACCAAGGCCGGCGACACCGAGCGGACGATTCTGCGCGGCTGGGCCGAGCAGACGCTCGATCTCACGTGCATCGACGCGCCGGGTGTGACTGTCGGCAGCGTCGTCTCCGTGAGTGCCTCCGGGGCCAACGGCCACAACCTTTCTTCGGTCAAGTTCCTCGTCACGAGCGTCAGCCAGTCCGAGCCGCTCGACGACAAGGTCACGTTTTCCGTTTCCTGCACGCGCGGCGTCCAATAAGGAGCGATCGACATGGCAGTAGCTCTCGGTCGGGACGGCGGCGCACCAACGGGCGGCAACGGCGCGACCGGCATTATCAACGTCACGTGGAACCAAGAGGTGACCGCGATCGACGTAACGCATCGCGGGCTGGTCAACGCGAGCGGCATTTCCTTCAAGGCGGCCACCGGCGGATTCGTCACCCGCGTCGCCGAGATCGAGTGCCTCGACGCGACGGCGGTGATCTCCAGCCTCGCCGGTGCCGGCACCGGCTACATCGTCACCAACGTCTCCGAGAATCGGCCGCTCGACGGGCCGGTGACGTTCACGCTGACGGCGAAGAAGACCTCCTGACCACGAGGGGGCGGCATGGCGATCTCTCTCGGGCGTGACGTTGTCGTAACGTGGGACGGCGTGACCGTTCCTGGCGTCCGCGACGTGCAGGTCAGCGTTGCCGGCACCACGCGAGAGATCACGCCCTTCGGCAGCCGGGCGACGTTCTCGTACCACACCGGGTATGGGGTGTCGATCACCATCGACACAATCGACGACGCCGCGGCTACGACCGCCATCGCGGCAGCCATTGCCGGCACTGAGATCGCTGTCGTGCTGGCCGGCTATTCGTTCACGGCGGTCGTCGCCAACGTCAGCGACTCGATTCCCCTCGACGACAAGCGCGTCTGGTCGATCCAGATGACGAAGACCCAAACAGGACTACGCACGTGAAAGAGTTTCGAGATGACAAGGGTCGGCCGTGGTACGTCTCGCTGACGGTGTCGTCGGCCGCTCGCGTCAAGGACTTGGTCCGCGTGGTGCTGCCGCCGAAGACGGCTGACGAGCCGGCCCCGACGGAAGCGGTGCCGTTCGATCTGATCGACGCCGGCGAGATCGCCCGCACCTTCCAAGTTCTCCGCAGCAACTTCTCCGCCCTCGGCGAGACGCTCTACGCGATCCTCTTGCCGGCGATCGAGAAGGCCGGGCTCACCAAGGAAGACTTCCTCGACGCTCTTCGCGGCGAGTCGCTCGAGCAAGGAGGGCTAGCAGTCGAGGAGGAGCTTGTCTCTTTTTTCCCCCCGCGCCTCCGCGGCGTGGTGACCTCGTTGTCGGCTCGGATGACGGAGCTGGCCGACGAGGTGACCAAGCAAGCGGAGGCGGCGCTGCGGACTCCTGGGCCGTGGTCTGGGAGTGTGCCGGAATCACCGGACTCGACCCCGACAACCGCACCCTCCGAGAGTTGATGGCGGCCCGCGATGCTCGGCTTGAGTCCGACTGGTGGCACACGGCACAGATGCTCTCGCAGTTTTACAACGCACACCGCGGTCAGGGTAAGCCGGCAGTCGAGGCCGCGAAGTTCAACCCGTTCACGAAGTCGAAACCGACACCGAAGAGAGAAGCGACCCAAGCCGACCTTGAAGCGTTGTTCGGCCCCGCCGGAGGATGACAGATGTCAGCATCAGCGGTCCGCGGCGGTCAGGTCTACGTCGAGATCGGGGCGAATCCGTCGAAGCTGTTGAACGCCCTGCGGATCGTCAACACGCAGATCGGCAACCTCGGCAGCGGGATGGCGAGCGTCGGCAAGACGATGGCTGTGGCCGGGTCGGCGATTGCCGGGCCGATCATGGCGGCCGGCACCGCGTTCGCCAGTCAGAACGCCGAAGTCCTTCGGGCTCAAGCCTCGCTCGTCTCGCTCGGTGAGGCCGTCGGCAGTGCCGTCGCCCCGGCCGTTGTCGGGGCGTCGAACGCGATCGCCGGCATGGCCGAAGCGGCGGCCCGTTTCGTCCGCGAGAACGAGGAACTCGTCCGCCAGGTGCTCGCCGTCGGCTCGGCTCTGGTCGGCGTGGGGACGCTGCTGTTCACGTTCGGCGAGGGTCTGTCGATCGTTTCTCGCCTTGCCGGGAACATCGGCGGGCCGATTCTCTCACTGGTGAAGATCATCGGCACGCTCGCCGGGTCGCTTATCACGATCGCCACCAGCGGTCCGGTGCTGGCGATTGCCGCCGTCCTCGGTGGTATCGCAGTCGCGGCCCGCGTGGCCGGCGTCGATCTGGCGAAGATGGCCGGCTCGCTGCGGGGCTCGTTCGACGGCCCGATCAACGACGCGAAGGCGCTGCTCGCCGACCTCGGCGAGACAACGTCCACGACGATCACCGGCGTCTACAACTCGATCGCCGCCGGGGACATCGCCGGGGCGATCGACATCCTCTGGGCTGGCGTGAATGCGGCGTGGCTCCGCGGGCAGGCGGCGATCTTGGGGGTGATCGAGCCGTGGGTGAGTCTGATCCAGAACACCTTTGACGTGCTCGGCACGTACGTCGTGAGCGGGCTCGACTTGCTGTCCACCGATGCCGGGAACGCTGTCCGAAAAGTTTCGTCCGTGGTGATGGGCATCTTCGACGAGCTGGCCAACGGCGTGATGGCGACGTTTGACATGATGATCGGCAACATCCAAAAGGCATGGATTCGGATCACCGGCTTCCTGCAAGGGGCGACCGACACGCAAAGCAAGCTCGACGCCATCGACAAGGACAACCAGTCGAGGGCCGATCAGCGCGGCAAGGATCGGCCTGGCCTCGCCGCTCGTATGAATGAGGCGATCGGCACCAACGCCACCGAGTCGCAGGCGGCGAGCGATCGCCAGTCCGCGGCGATGTCGGACCTCGATAAGCGGATGATGGGCCGCGAGGACGCGAACCGCCAACGTGCCGCCGACCGCATGGCAGCCGTCGATCAGGCGAAGACGGCTCTCGATCAGAAGGTCGCCCAGACTTCCGCCCCGGCGTCGATCTCCGGCGGGTCGGCTCCAAAGATGAGCACCAGCGTGGCCGGCACCTTCTCGGCGACCGCGGTCGGGCAGATGGGCGGCGGCAACGTGCAGAAGCAGCAGCTCGACGCGCTGCTCAAGATTCAGGCCGGCATCGACCAAGCGAACCGCGTCGGTGGCATCGTCGCATGAGGTGGTAGATGGCTCTCACATGGATCGAAGACAGCAGCTCGAGGTCGTCAACGATCTTCCGTCTCGGGCGGAAGGACGCGAGCACCCGCACCCGCGTTTTCAACGTCTTCGGCACCACCAACGAAGACGTGCTCCATGCCGACGCCAACCAAAGGATCTCCGCTCAGTATCAGTACTGGCAGTACCCCGGCCAGCCGACGGTCAAGCTGCGGGCCGAGTCCTACAGCGTCGAGTACCAAGGCGACGACTCGTGGAAGGTCACGATCAACTACGAGAAGATCGGGGCCGACGATTCCACGCAGACGGCACCGCTCAAGCGGGCTCGCTCTTTCGACACGTCGGGCGGCACGAAGCACGTCACCGAGTCGGTGACCGGGGCCGACAAGGCAGCGTATGCCGCCGGAGGCACGACGCCGACTTCGATGGGCGGGGCGATCGGCGTCGATGACAACGGAGTAAACGGTGTCGATGTCGTAGATCCGGCTCTTCAGTGGCAGGAGTCCTACGACGTTCCATCCAACTACGTCACGTCGGCGTACATCCGCAATCTGGCGATTCTTACCGGCACTGTGAACGACGCAGCCTTCCGCGGGTTTGCCGCCGGCGAGGTGCTATTCGTCGGTGCTTCCGGCAGCCACGAGTGGGACGACCAGCGAGGGTACGGCCCGTGGTCGCTCTCGTTCAAGTTCGTGGCGTCACCAAATGCCGGAGCGGGGAAGACGCTGCCGGCGTTGACCGTTGACACCATCACCGGGATCGAGAAGGGCGGCCACGACTACCTCTGGATTCAGTTCGCCAAGATCGAGGACTCCGCGAAGGCGCAGATGGCCCGCCGGCCGTTCGCCGTCTACGTGGACAAGGTCTACAAGGACGGCGACTTCTCACTGCTCGGGATCGGAGTCGCATGAGCGAAGGACGAATCCAACCCGGTCCGATCCGCGGGCAGATCAGTGCCCGTGCGTGGAACCGTGCGCAGGACGCCGCAGACATCGTCCTCGGGCAGCGTTCCGACGGCACGGCTGCCGGGCCGTCCGACGGCCCTAAGCCGTACACGCCGATCCTGGCGAAGAACAACACCACCGGCACCGTCAACCGCTGGGGCGTCCTCTCCGTCGCCGGCGTCGTCTTCACGCCCTCGGGTGCGACCGGCAACGCCACGCAGCAGTTCCAAGACCAGCCAGTGCTGTCCGGCGGCCTGCCGACTGGCGGCTCGTCGTTCGTCGTTGCCGTCGAGCCGATCGCGGCCGGGAAGATCGGGCGCGTGGCGGTGGCGGGGGTGGTTCAAGCCAAGATCAACGTCGTCGCCGAGTCCGACACGTTCGCCACGGCGAAGGACGGCGACCTCACGCAGCTCACCTCGGCGTCGAGCGGGGAAGCACAGATTCTCTGGAAGGAGTCCGGCACCGGGGCGAGCAAGTGGGCCATCGTGCGGTTCGGCGGGGCGGGCGGGGCGTCGATCCGGCTCGGGAAGGTCACGGGCACGTGGTCGAAGACGCATTGGAAGGGCGACGGCTCGCAGGCGGTCACCGGGGCCAGCGGGCCGGCGACGTTTACCGCGATCAACCGGGCGCAGACTGTGACGGGGCCGACCGGCGGGTATTGGGTCGGATGCGAGAGCATCGACGGGACGTGGCACCTTGAATGGGCGGAGTGTGCTTAATGCTGCTTGGAGGAAAAGGCGGCTGCCAGCAATGCACGTGTGTTCCGTGCGACGCATGCACGAGGACTTGCCAGAATCCGTACACGGGGACGGAGTTCAAGCCTGTCTACACCCGGTATTTCGAGGGTGTCGAAGCTGGCGATCCATCCGACGGCTACCTCTCAGCAACGGGCGATTCCGACACGTCCGATCCTTACAACGGGATGGACGGGACCGGGCCGTGGAGTCAGCAGGTCAGCGGATCGTTCACGCTCGACAGCACGCAGACTCGGTTCCCATGTCGAGTCACGATCTCGTTCTGGCGAAACCAATACGGTGTCGGTGTCCAGTCGATCCCGCCGCCGTCAACGGCGCTGACGAGCCAGGCGGTGTACGTGACAGTCACCAGTGGGGCCGTCATCGTTGGCGACCGCGTGATCGTGCCTGCCGACGGCGAAGTGCAGATTACAAGCGTTTCTATTCCTCTTGTCTCCGGTAACGGGGACCAGAGCACTAACGACCCGCGGCGGTACGAGGGCGGTATTTCAGTCATTCCGCAGTGCGAGTCGGCGTCGTTCTCGATCCGAGCGAGAATCGAATGGAACACGCAAAGGCGGCAGCACGTTCTCTATGGGCTGGTGCGGGAGTGCTACGAAATTGGAACGCCGTGCTACACCTATTGCAACGGAAACCCTGCGCCAGAAGACATTTACTTAACCATCACAAACTTTCCCAGCGGAAATCCAGACAGTCCGTTTTTCGTGAACGGAACGTATGTTCTTGAACGCATACCCAATTTTTGCGACGGATGGATTGCAAACTGGCCTGACGACTGTACCGGCTTTTCCAGCGGATCGGACAAACGCATTGTAGTTAGCAAGAGTATGATAAATGGCGTAACTATGTCTCACCACACGCCGATCAACGGTGGGGCATGCGTTAACCTCTACATGATCTCGACTACCGCAGTGCCCGTAATCTGTGGAACGGGAGTGATCGGAACAGGGTCGGGCGAGTTTTACTATGAAGGCGTCTACGGCGGCACCTTCTCGTGGGAAATCTCCGCATGACCCGCTGCGACCTCTCCGCCCCCGACGCCACATGCCCGCGCTGCGGCTTCGTGTCGAAGTTCCGCAACGCGATCCGCCAATGCCGCAAGCCGCTGCCGACGACCTGCGGCCCCGGCTGCCAACTCCGCCGCTCGCTCGCATGGTGGGGCATCAGCGACGACGGGAAATGCGGGTGCGATTCCTACGCCGCGAAGATGGACGCCTGGGGGCCGGACGAGTGCTGGAAGCGGATCGAAGAGATCGTCGAGCACCTTCGGGAGGCCGCCGGCAAAAAGGGGCTCCCGTTCATCGCCACGGCGGCCCGCATCATGGTCGGCCGCGCCATTGAGGCCGCACGGGCCGCCGCCACACCCCCGCCGGGGTGACCGTCCCCACCGTCACGATTGACCGCGGAGGCGAGCATGGCGAAGCGCACAGCCACGGTCCACATCGGCCAGAAGAAGTGGAAGATCCGCGTCTGCAAGGTGCCCGCCGACCGGCTCGGCGATTGCAACGACGAGACGGGGACCATCCGCGTCAGCGAAAAGCTCGTCGGCGTGGACTTCGTTGAAGTGCTGCTGCACGAGTTGATCCACGCTCGCTGGTGGTGTCTCGACGAGGGTGAGGTGACGGAGTTCGCGGAAGAGGCGTCGGCCGTTCTTGAGGCGTTCGGGGTGACCCGCGAGGAGGACGAGGATGGCTAGACGCCGCACCTATGACGGCGACCAGATCACGCCGATCGTCCGCCGGATCGTCGAGGCACACCCGGACGCGCCGGCTCGCACGCTCGCCCGGCGGATCGTCGGCGAGACGAACGGGGCGATCACGCTCGAGCAGGCCCGGACGCGAGTGCGACTCGCTCTCGGGCTCACCGGCGATGCGAGGCGGAAGCAGTCGAAGACGAAACACCTGCACCGCGAGCCGCGGCCGGCAGGCCAGCGGCTTGCCATGCCGCCCTCGCAGGCCGAGCCCTGGCTGCCGTTCGACCTCGGGATCGTCGGCAAGGTCGGCATCCTCAGCGACATCCACGTCCCATACCACGACGAGACGGCGCTGCGAGCCGCGGTCGATCACCTCCAGGGCGAGAAGATCGACGCCTTGCTGCTCAATGGCGATTGGGCCGACTTCTACTCGATCTCACGGCACGAGAAGAATCCGAAGCTGCGGAACTTCCGCAACGAGCTGGCGGCCGGCCGCGATCTCCTGAAGTGGATGCGCCAAGAGTTTCCCGACATGCGGATCGTCGCCAAACTCGGGAACCATGAAGAGCGTTGGGAAAAGTGGCTTTGGGAACACGCCCCCGAAATCAGCGACGACCCGATCATGGGCATCGACAACTGGTACGGATTCCACAACCTCGGCATCGAACTGGTGGCCGACAAGCGAATCATCCTCTGCGGTGCGTTGCCGGTGCTGCACGGGCACGAAAAAGGCAACGGAATCAGCAGCCCGGTGAATCAAGCCCGCGGGGCGTTCATGCGTCTGCACCACACCGTGCTCGAGGGCCACGGGCACCGCACCTCGACACACTCCGAGCCCGACATGATGGGCTCGGAAACGGTGTGTTTCTCGACGGGCTGCCTGTGCGACATGCGCCCGGCTTACGCACGGCTCAACAAATGGAATCACGGCGCAGCGGTCGTGGCGGTCCACGCCGACCGCTCGTTCGACGTTGAGAACTTCCGCATCCAAGCGGGCCGGGTGAGGCAATCGTGACAGACGCCGACCTCGTTACGATCGACCAACGCATCCAGAGGGCCGGTGCCGCCAACTGCTGGACGGGCACACTCGGCAGCCTCGCCGGCGATGCTCGGCGGCTGGTGCGGCACATCCAGGAGACGAGGAAGATGGCAGAGGAATACCCACCACGAATCGAAGTCCAGTGCAACACGTGCCGCGGGATCGTCGGGCTGGTGCCTACGTGCCCGTATTGCAACGGGGCCGGGAAGTATTGGAAGCGAAGCTCCCCGGCTGAGCCGTGGAAGTACAGCTCCGAAGACCCGCCGTGCTTTCGCGCTGGCTTCGACGAAGCGGAACACGAACAAAAAGCCGCTGCGACGCGGGCCGCGGCGGCCGCGGATGTCGTCATTCAGACGGAATACCCGGTCGATCACATCCTGCGCGGCGAACGCGAACTCAAGCACTACCCCGGCGACGAGATCGAGCCGGAGGCGACGTTGATCGAAGAGGCGGAAGGACCGCCGGTGGCCGTGCAGCTTCTCGACACGGCACGGGCCGCGGTGCTCGATCGACACCGGGTGTACGGCCCGCCCGACCAGCATTTCGCACGTACGGCGGGAGCTATCAACGCTCTGTTCGGATCGATCCTGCGGCGACCGATCACGGCCGCGGATTGGGGCCGGATGATGATCGTGGACAAGCTCGCCCGCGACATGGGACCGCGT